TGTACGGTGCGGCTGTCAATATCTTGTCGGCAACGAACTTTGCCCCTGACCACATTTTCGTTAGCCCCAACGTGTGGGAACTGTTGGGCCGCCAGCTTGACGTGGACAAGCGCCCACTGTTCCCGTACGCCGGCGCTGCTGGCCTCATGGGCGTAAACGCTGCAGGCGCAGCAACCGGCATGACCTACGCCAGCCTCAACCCGTTCGGGTTGCGCCTGGTGGCTGACAACAACTTTGCCGCCAACACCATGGTGGTGGCCCGTGGCCAGGCAATCGAGTTCTACGAGCAGGTGCGCGGCATCATGTCCGTCGAATCGCCCTCGACGCTCGGCCGCGTGTTCTCCTACTACGGCTACGTTGCAACCTTCATCGCGGACAACACCCAGGTGCAGAAAATCGCACTGGCCTAGTCCAGAAAGCAGGTAAACGCCGTGAGCGTTTACAGCATCACCTACCAGCAACGCACCGATGACTACGGCGTGGTTACGCTGCTCACCAACGCCCCACTAAACGTGGGTGACAGCGTAACCATCGCCGGCCTAAACCACGGCCTAAACGGCACCTACCAGGTGTACGCACTGCCACAGCATTTGGTTACCGGCGTGGACGAATACGGCCAGCTGATCCAAAACCTGGCTGTGGACATTCCTAACCAGGTGGCGTTTTACGATTCAGGCACAGACGTAGCCCGCGAACCAGTCAGCCCATACGGCACCCTGACCACCGGCGTTTGTACCTGGATCACCGCCGGCGATATCGAAGACTGGTTAGGTATCCCTGTCGCCACCGTCGCAGACCAAACCTTCCTGACACAGTGCGCCGCGGCCGCTAACGCGTTCTGCTACCGCCGCCGCCAAGAGGCCGGCTACGTCGATTCATACACCACGGTGCCTAACCTGTCCGTTGATTTGGGGACAATCCAGTACGGCGGCATGCTGTACCGCCAGCGGGGCAGTATCGACAGTTTCGCCAGCTTTGAACAGCAGGGCGCTGCAGCCGTCACAGGGCTGTCAGGCGTGATTAAACAACTGTTGGGTATCGACAGGCCACAGGTCGCCTAAATGGCCGTAGCGGCGTTCACAGACCTGTTTAACGAGGGCCTGGACAGTATCGCGGCCAAACTCGCCACCATTTCGGGCATGCAGGTGGTCACCGACCCGCGGAACCTACGCCCGCCGTGTGTGTTCGTGGACGCGCCCAGCTTTGAAGCGTTCAATACCAACGTGGCCAAAATGACGTTTCCAGTACGCTGTATCGGCCTAGGCCCCAACAACCTGGACGCACAGCGCACCGTGCTGAACCTGGCGGCCCGCGTCATGACTAGCGGCATAGGCGTGACTGACGGCAGGCCCACCGTCGCCCTCATTGGTGGTGTCGAGCTGCCGGCGTATGATCTGAATATCAACCTACAAGTCCAGGCAGGTTAAACCCATGTACGAAATCGTCAGCCCTCGAGTCGGCACCCCAGGCGCACCGTTCGAGCCGCGCCCAGGCACCAACGTGGCCGCCCTGCTCGCAGGCGGCTTTATTAAAGAGTCCCCACGTAAACCCTCAAAATCTGCTAAGAAAGCAGACGAAGATTCAGAAACGGAGAGCTAAAAAATGGCCACTGAAACCTACCTCGCCCAGCCGAAAGTCACGATTAACAGCGTCGATTTGCAGGATCAGGCCACGGCCGCGCAGCTGCTGGTTCGCTACGAGGCCCAAGAGTCCTCGAGCTTTGCCAGCCCTAACCGCTTCTACGTTTCGGGCATGGGCAATCATGAGCTGACCGTAACCCTTTACATGAGCTACGCCGCCAGCGAAACCTACGCCACGCTCAAGAGCCTGGTCGGCACACAGACCACCGTTCGCGTGCAGCCAACCAGCGCCGTGGACAGTGCCACAAACCCAGGTTTCGTACTGACAAACTGCTACCTCGAGGAACTGCCGGTGCTGAACGCACAGCTTGGCACTTTGTCCACCATCGACATTGTTTTCCGTGGCGGCACCTACACCGAGGACACCACAAACCCGTAATGGCCTAGCGGCCCGACACGAAAGGAAACATTATGAAGCTGCGCTACCGCGTCACGCGTACCGGCATGGAACCCTACGAGGTGAACACCAACCTATTCGTAGTGGTTGCATGGGAACGCAAGTTTAAAACAAAGATCAGCGCCATGCGCGACGGCTTTGGTTATGAAGACATGGCCTACCAGGCGTATGAAGCCAGCAAACTGGCCAACGTGGTAGTCCCCGTCACGTTCGACGATTTTATCCGTCAGCTCGAAGACCTCGAGGTAGTGGATCAGGAACAAGAAAACCCTACCCACGCGGAACAATCCGCAGAACACTCGCAGAGCTTCTAGTAATCACCGGCTGGTGGCCGCCCCACATAGACTTTGAAACAGAAGACCTGCGCACTGTCGCAGACATTCTGGAAAGGCAACACCGTGAGCGCAGCCGCCAGCGTTGAAATCTACGGCATACAGGAAACGCTAAAAGCGTTAAACGATCATGACCGTCTATTGCGCCGGCAAATCACTAAAGACATTCAGGGTGGGGCCGGCAAAAAACTGGTGACCGCCGCCCGCGAACTGATCCCGACCACGAAAACCAACCCGAAGAATGGGCGGCCCGCCCCACTAACTGGCATGACTCGAGGCAGCCTAATAGGTGGCCGCGAAGGCACAGCCTGGGATACCGACCGCGTGAAACAGTCCATTGTTACGGTGGTTGGTGTACGGGCCCGCAACGAGCGCACCGTCACGTTCAGCAACGGGAATGTGGCCAACTTCAAAGCCACCCCATACCAGCTGCTGGTGCTACGTCAGAAAGACGCGGCCGGCGCTATCTGGGATCACTCAGGTATTCGTGGCGGCGGCCAGTTTGTGGCCAACCTGGTGGCCGAAGGTGACCACGTAGGCCCGAGTGACGCGCCTCGCGCACTGCGCCCCGCGGCTGAGGCCACAGTGCCAGCTGTCGAGCAAGAGCTAGTGGCTATTATTGGGCGGGTAAACGAGATTCTTAATCGGAACATGATCGTAAAGGCACGCGACTGATGGCTATTAACATTCCGATTCTTTCGAGCCTGGACACAAAAGGATTTGACCGCGCCAAGAAAGAGTTTCAAAGCCTGAACGGCGCGGCCGCCAAATCCAAATATGCACTACAGCAGGCCGCCCTGCCGGCCGCCGCCGCGTTCGCGGCTGTCACCGGCGCATTGGGCTTGGCCGCTAAGGCTGCTGTAGAGGATCAGAAAGCCCAGGCGTTGCTTGCCCAGCAGTTGCGGGCTTCGACTAACGCCACTGACGCACAGATAGCCGCCGTCGAAGGGTATGTCACGAGTGCCAGCCGCGCCGCGGCCGTGTCTGATGATGAGATCAGGCCGGCCCTGTCGGCGCTTGCTCGTTCGACACAGGACACAGCCAAGGCCCAAGACCTGCTGACACTCGCCCTTGACGTATCCGCGGCGACAGGCAAGAGCGTTCAGTCCGTTTCTGAAAGTCTCGGAAAAGCCTATTTGGGCAACTTCACGGCGCTGCGCAAACTTGGCGTGCCGCTCGACGAATCCATAGTCAAATCAAAAGATTTTGACGCGGCCCAAAAAGCCCTGGCTAAAACCTTTGGTGGCGCAGCCGCAACCGCGGCCGGCACAATCGAAGGCCGTTTTAGAGCTGTGTCTATCTCCCTAAACGAGGCGAAGGAAGCGATAGGCGCGGGCCTGTTGCCCGTGGTGGAAACGGTGCTGCCATTCCTGCAAAAGCTCGCCCGCTGGGCCGAGGACAACCCTGCCGTTTTCCGAAATGTTGCCCTGGCCATTGCCGGCGTGACCGCCGCCGTGGTTGCGCTAAATATCGCCATGTCTCTTAACCCGTTTGTGCTTTTGGTTGCCGCCGTGGGCGCTGTGATCGTGGCCATGGTTGGCCTGTACACCAAGTTCGAAGGTTTCAGAAAACTGGTGAACACGGTAGTAAACGCTGTCATTGGGTATTTCGAGACAATGATTAACGGCTGGATTACCGCTATCAACCTGTTCGTTAAGGGCATTAACATGGTCGGCGGGATTCTGCGCAAGGTCGGCATAGACCTGGGCAAGCTCGAAGAAATCGGCCAAGTGTCGCTGGGCCGCCTGGCAACGTCCTGGGATAAAGCCACCGGCAGCGCCGCCGACTTTCGCAAAGCCGAGCAGGAAAGCCTGAAAGCCTACGAACAGTCAAAGGCCGTTATTGACGCGCAGACCGGCAGCATGGAAGACCTCGACCAGGCCAGTGGCGGCGCAACCAAAAAGGTGAAAGAAACCGCCAAGGCTGTCCGCAACGAACTAACCCCAGCCGTACAGGAAGCCGTACAGCAAATCAAAGACCGTTTCAGCCCCGCGTTGCGGGACGCTAACGACAGGCTGACCGAAGCGCAGAACACTTACAACGATTTTTACAGCACTGTGCGCGGCGGCGTAGCCGGCATTTTTGACATCGGTAAAGCGTTTGAAGACGCGGCCGACAGTGAAGGCGCTAGCACATTCTTTGACCAGCTGGGCATACAGGCCGGCAAGGCCGAAGACTTTGCCGCCGATATCGAAACCCTGGTAAACCGCGGCCTCACTAACCCCGCCCTGCTGCAAATGATTATGAGCGCAGGCGGCGAAACTGGCGCAAAGATCGCTGACGCGTTGGCCAACGGCAGCGCCGACCAGATCGGCCAGCTGCAAAAACTGACTGACCGCGTGAGCAGTGCGGCTGACCGTATCGCCCTGCTGACCGCCGACAAGTGGTATAAAGCCGGCGTGGATCAGGCCACCGCGATTGTGGACGGCATTAACAGCGTCATTAGTGAAACCGAGTTCCAGCTAAAGTTCGTCACCAGCGTTGCCGGCGCTCAAATCGTCGGCGGCAACTTCGACGCGGCAATAGCCCAGGTAACCACTGGCGGCGCGGCCGACTACGCCAACCTTGACCCAGGCACCGCCTATGATTGGGCCTACGGCCTAGCCGGTATTCCCCAGGCGGCCAGCAACCTGACCAACAACAATGTAAGTACCCGTTCCATGAACGTGCAGATTATGGGCGGCGACCCCAACGCCATCGTGGATCAGTTGCGCCGTTACAACCGTTCTAATGGCCCTGTGCCGGTAACCACTTATGGCTGACGCTTTTGAGTGGCGCGTCACGTTCAAACCCAGCACCACTTGGGTGGACTTGCCCAACGTGAACGGCGTGTCGATTTTCCGCGGCCGCCGCCAACAGATCGACGATTACAGCATTGACACAATGGTTGTGTCGAGTCTGTTCCCAGGAGACTGGTCTACCGTGCCTAAGCTTGGTGATCCTGTCGTGGCTTACGTACACAAGCCTGGCGTAGTTATAGGTGTCGATGATTTTGACGCGTTTTGGGGCCGTATCCGTGACGTAAAAATAGACTATGGCATAGTTCCAAACGAAGACAGGGTGACGATTGAGTGCGAAGGGCTACAGGCTGATTGGGGCCGCGCACAACTAAACGGTTTTGTGCTGGCCCAGGACAAAACAGACGAACAAATATTAGACGTTTCTACAGCGGTCGGCTTAAATGTGGCCCAGTTTTTTGGGCGGTCGATCGGTTCAGGGATCACATACACAGGCAACGCCATGAACCTGGCTAACGAGATTACTAGAACGGAAGAAGCACGATTCTTTGCGGGTTCTCCCAGCCACCTTGGCACCCAATACCTGTACTGGTTTGGACGGAACACCACCCAACAAGCCACCCAATATTTCAGCGACGGCACCGTGACCAACCAGCCTTTACAGCTGCGATATGACGGTATCCAGTTCCGTTCTAGCGCGGACAACTACTACAACAGTGTCACGATTACGCCTCAATCAGTAGCGGCCCAGACTGCCACGCTGGGCGTTACGCCTGTTTACGGCTGGAATAAAGACACCTTGGACTACACAACTGCCCAGGCCGCCGACCACGCCCAATGGGTACTAAACAACTTTCAGACCAAAGACAGCCAGTTACAGGAAATCACATTTACCGAGATTCAGCAGATCCCGCGTTATGACACCGGCCAATACAACGGCGCTATTTTGGATTTGCTCACTAGCGCGGTCGCTTACCGCGCACAGGTCGGGTTTCGCGGCACAGTTTACCGAACCATTATCGAGGGAATCGCAATCACAGCCACACCTGGCGTGACGCGCATTACGCTATACATGTCCGGCGAAGACACAAACGCGTACCTGATCCTGAACGACACAACCTACGGCACGCTCAACAACAATAAACTGGGGTACTAAATGGCCATTAAAACATTCACCACCGGCGAAGTGCTCACCGCGGCCGACACAAACACGTACCTGGCCAACGCTGGGCTGGACTACATCACGCAAGCGTCATGGGTAAGCGGCGCGGCCGTAAATGTAAATAACTGTTTTACGTCGAAATATTCGTCATATCGGCTAGTGGTAAGAAATGCAAAACACGCCACCACGGCCGTGTCGATCCTGTTTCGTTTGCGCGTGGGCGGCGTGGACAAAGGCACAAATGGTTACTATTACAGCCACCGCTACATTCCCATGACCGTGACTGGCGGCCAAGATGACGGGTCGGCCAACGCCGCTTATATCGTCCCTGGGCTTGTGGCGACAACGGCCAACGCAGGAGTGGCAACTATAGACATACACGATCCCCAAAAAACTGCCATTACCTCGCTTACCTACCAAGGCGCATGGTCAGGGACTACCAGCGCCAGCGGTAACTACAACGGCGGCGGGTTCCTCAACGACACGGTGGCCTATGACGGCTTTAGCCTGACCGCCAACACCGGAAATCTCACAGCGCTTACCGTTTACGTTTACGGGTACAGGGAGTCCTAATGAAACCAACACTTACAGACCACGACGCGCAAACTGGCGTGACCGTCGCGCGCGAAATGACCGATGAAGAATACGCGGCCCTGCTTGACTCGGGCTGGACTGAAGAAGGAGAACCTGCAGAATGATTTGGCGCACCACTTTTGTGGTGGTGCTTTTCGCGAGTCTGCTAGTTGCGTGCCAGGACAGGGTGCGCGAACTATGTCCCGACCAGGTGGCCGTGAGCACCACGTACAGGACAAAAAACAAGGCCCTGGGCGTTAGCCCTGGCATAACATTGGCGCAGAACGCCACAGCTGAACGTCGAGGCAAATGCTAATGAAACCCCGTTACACCACAGACGAACTAAACGGCCGGCTGCGCTTCATCGTCGGCTGCTGCCTCGCTGTCACCATGGTTGGAACAATCTTCACCGCCCTTTACGGCCTGCTTTTCGTTTCGCAACCCATGGAACAATCGCCAAATGACGCGGCACTATTCGACCTCATCACCCCTATTGCCACCTTCCTGGTTGGCACCCTGTCCGGCGTAATGCTCGGCAGCAACCGCAAAGACAGCAACGGCGACGGGAAACCCGACTAATGGAATACACCGGCCGCGCAGACTGCCCACAGCCAGGCAAACGCCCAGGCACCGAAAAGCTCGTGCAGCTCATGGTGCAGCGTTTCGGGTTCACAAACCTTGGCACCTACGCCAACAGGCCCGCCCGCGGCCAGTCATTCATAAGCGTTCACAGCTCAGGCCGCGCCATGGATCTAGGCTGGGCTGACCCTGCCCAGGCGGCCGTAGTGGCCAAATGGCTGGTGGACAACTACGAAACGTTGGGCCTCGAGGAGATGCACGATTACGCCGGCACCACAAAACAAGGCTGTGAAACGTGGGGCCGCGGCTGGCGTTGCAACCGCAACGGCAAACCAGGCTGGAAAGACTACACAGCCACCGAAAACGCCGGCACCCCAGGCCCGTCCAGCCGGTGGTACCACCTCGAGCTAACCCCAGCCATGGCCGACAATGACAGGGCTGTGGTCAAAATGTGGAAGGGCCTGACAAAACCCGAAGCATGGGTAGGGAAACCGAAAACCGCCAAATAGGCGCACCCTGCCGTTAGGGTTTCTTTACCTAGTCCCGACCTAGAAAGCAGGCAACAATGAAAGCTGCCCGACTCGCCGCCGTAGCGGCGGCCCTCACAATCGTTACCGCGGCCCCTGTGGACGCGCACCACCGGCCCACAGACAAAGGTTGCCGGTACTACGTCGATCTGGCCCGCACCGTTGGCTGGCCCAAATCCGAACGCGCAAACCTTAAACGGATC